ATTCTTCTTCATATGGTGTAATGGATTCTGGTTATAAACTTCAATACGATAGATATAATGATGTATATCGTTATGTTCCTCTTTGTGCAGATATTGCTGGTTGTTGTGTTACTACTGATGCTAGTAGAGATCCTTGGTTCTCTCCTGCAGGATTTGATAGAGGCAGAATTAAAAATGTAATTCGTTTAGCATTTAATCCAAATAAAAACGAAAGAGACGAATTATATCGAAGAGGAATCAATCCTGTAGTTTCTTTCCAAGGAGAAGGTACTGTTCTATATGGCGACAAAACAATGTTAAGAAGACCAAGTGCATTTGATAGAATCAATGTAAGAAGACTCTTCATTGTTCTTGAGAAAGCAATTGCAACTGCTTCTAAATTCCTTTTATTTGAGTTTAATGATGAGTTTACCCGTGCTCAATTCAGAAATCTTGTTGAGCCATATCTTCGTGATGTCCAAGGTCGCAGAGGTATTACCGATTTCCGTGTTGTATGTGATGAAACAAACAACACACCACAAGTAATAGACTCAAGTAGTTTTGTTGGTGATATATATATTAAACCGAATAGATCAATTAATTTTATTCAACTTAATTTTATAGCAACACCAACTGGCGTATCGTTCTCAGAAGTTCAAGGGGCTTAATTAAAAAAGGAATTAACAAATGGCTAGAAGCGTTACAGAATTTATTTCAAATTTTGATGGTGGTGCAAAACCAAATCTTTATGAAGTAACTATTTATACAGGTAATGTACCTCAAGTACAGGAAGGAATTTTTGCTTCAAAACAAAAACCATCTTTAGTATTTCAAGCAAAAGGTGCGCAATTACCAGAATCTGCAGTTGGTGAAATAATAGTTCCATATCTTGGTCGTCAAATAAAAGTACCTGGAGATAGAGTATATCAAGATTGGACTATTACTGTTTTAAGTGATGAATCTATGCTGATTAGAAAAGAATTTGATAAATGGAATGCTATATTAAATGGTCATTCAAATAATACACCTTCTGGTGACTTGTACAGTTGGACAATGCAAACAACAGCAATAGTAAAACAATTAAATAGAATTGGAAAAACTACACATTCTTACAAATTATGGGGTGTTTTTCCAAAAGAAGTTGCTGCAATAGATTTAGCATATGATAATAATGATACTGCAATGGAATTTACAGTAACATTAGGTTACAGTTATCATGAACCTGGTATCCAATATACAACTACTGTTTCTAATCCATAATTTTAAATAGAAAGTCTATATTATGGCATTTGAATTATTTGGATTTTCTTTCGGAAGAAAGAAAGTTGAAGAACCAATCACTCCTTTTCCACCGGATTCTGACGATGGCGCAACCATCGTTGAAGCCGGTGGATTACAAGGTGTTTATGTTGACTTAGACGGTACTGTTAGAAACGATATTGATCTTATAAGAAAATATCGTGAAATGGCATTACATGCCGAAGTAGAAATGGCAATAGATGATATTGTCAACGAAGCAATCACCGAAGACGGTGATGGAGATTTTGTTGATATAAATCTTGACAAAACAAGATTACCGTCACAAATCAAAAGAAAAGTACAAGAAGAGTTTTATGATGTTTTACATCTATTAAATTTTAATATAGATGGTCCTGATATTTTTAAAAAATGGTATATTGATGGAAGACTTTATTATCATATAATTCTTGATGATAATCCAAAAAAAGGTGCAAGAGAATATCGTATTATTGATCCTCTTCGTATTAAGAAAATTAAAGAAATCAAAAAGAAAGAAAAAGTAGGAAATGTAGAAATTATTCGTGAAGTAGAAGAATATTATCTTTATCTTCCTACAGACAAATCACCAATTCAAAAAAGCACATATCTTGTAAACTATCCAGATTCTCCAAATGCAGGAATCAAAATTGCTGCAGATTCAATCAATTATGTTCAATCTGGAATGATTGAAGCGAGAACAAGTAGAGTAATTGGATATCTCCATAAGGCAATCAAACCACTCAATCAATTAAGAATGGTTGAAGATGCTACTGTAATCTATCGTTGGTCTAGAGCACCAGAAAGAAGAATTTTTTATATTGACGTAGGTTCTCTTCCAAAAGTAAAGGCAGAACAATATATTCGTGATATCATGAATCGATATCGCAATAAAGTTGTTTATGATGCCGCAACTGGTGAAATACGAGATGATCGTAAACACATGAGCATGTTGGANNGATTTCTGGCTTCCGCGTCGAGAAGGCGGAAGAGGAACTCAAATTGAAACTCTTCCGGGAGGACAAAATCTTGGTGAAATGGAAGACGTTCTTTACTTCCAGAAAAGTCTTCTTCGTGCGTTGAATATTCCTATCACCAGACTTGAATCAAATAACGGATTCAATATGGGCAGATCATCGGAAATTACTCGCGATGAATTAAAGTATGCAAAATTTATCAAGAGAATAAGAAATAAATTTAGCGAATTGTTCATTAATTTTCTAAGAGTAAATGTTCTTGCAAAACAAATTCTTTCTGAAGAAGAATTTGAAGAAATCAAACAAGACATTCGATTTAATTGGTCAACTGATTCTTACTTTGCAGAAAGCAAAGAATCAGAAATTATGATAGATCGTATGCGTCTTCTTCGTGAAGTTTCTGACTATTCAGGAAAGTTCTTTTCTGATTATTGGATTCGAAAGAATATTCTTCGTCAAACCGATGAAGAAATTGAAGATATTGATATGCAAATTGAACAAGAGAAACAACTTGAAATGGCAGAACTTCAACAACCTGAAGATGCTGCAGGGAGTGGAGGAGGATTGGGAGGCCCACTTCCTGGTCAAGTTGCAGGACAAGGAACAACAATTTCAAATCTTCCAGATGAACAGCAACCAGATTCTTCTCAAGTTTCACCACAAACACAGTTTCTTTCAAACAAAACGATAAATTATGATGCATCTAGTTTATTATAATATAAATAAATTATATGGATACAATCATAAAAAAATGGTTTAAAGTAGGAAATGGTATACAAAATCCTGTAAATTGTACATTTGTATACAATAATGAATTATATGTTATTGGCGAATTTACAAATATTGGAAATGTACAAGTATCAAATATTGCAAAATGGGACGGAGAATCTTGGTTTCCTGTTATTGAACAAATAACAGGAACTATTAATTATGGTTGTGTTTTTGAAAACGAATTATATCTTGCAGGAAATTTTACAAGTATAAATTCTAATCCTTGTAATAATGTAATAAAATATAATGGTGATGCTTGGAATTATTCATTTTCTATCTCAAAAAAAATATTTAAATTAAAAGTAGAAAATAATAAATTATTTGCTTTATGTGAATTCAATAACACAGAAAAGGATGGAGTATTTGAGTTAAATGGAAATATATGGAATAATATTACATTTAATACAAACATATTAGGTGAATCTTCAACCACAAATAAAAAAATAAACGATATAGTTTATTACCAAAACCAATACTATCTTGCAAAAGGGACCTGTACTTCTTTATGTGAATTTGAAAATAATTTAGTAACAGGTGGTTTATTTTATACATTAAATGGTAGTAATATTACCATGAATGATGTATCAAATACTATATTAAAACAATTTGATGGTTCTACTTGGTCTTTGCTTGGTGGAGGTATACCAACAAAATTAAATAATATAAATATAGATTCAGAAATAACATCATTAATAGTATATCAAGACGAATTTAATAATTCTTTATATGTTGCAGGAAATTTTAATAGAATAAATTCAATAAATAGAAATTTGGGTGAACCTACTATCAGTATTAATAGATGGAATGGTTCTATTTGGCAAAATTTAGGATATAAAAATTCAACGATAAAAATTAGAAATATTTTTGGATATACAAATAATGATACAGATTCTCAAATAAGAAATGGAATTTATATTGGTGGGTTATTTGCATCTTTACCTGATGTATATTCAAACAATATTGCTGTGTATTCTACACAAACAGAAGAAGATACTGATATACTTTTAAATCCAACATCAGATACAAAATGCGAACCTATTGTTCCGTGTGGATTTGTGATCGAAAGACCACCAAGTACAATTTGTCAAACAGGAACTTTAATACCAGGACCTCCAGGACCACAAGGACAACCAGGACCTCCGGGACCTCCGGGACCTCCCGGATCTGGTGGAGGATATTGTGATTGTAATGATTATCTGGGAGGTAATGGTATTTTAATTACCACCAATAATATTATTTCAGTTGATTTAAAAACTAATAATTCTGGATTAATATTTAATAATGCTGGTGAAATATTAGTCAATACAGGAAATATATCAAATAATAATTTATCTGTTAATTCTGGATTAAAAATTAATGATAATAATGAAATAATAGTCAATACAGGAAATATATCAAATAATAATTTATCTGTTAATTCTGGATTAAAAATTAATGATAATAATGAAATAATAATTAATACAGGATTTGGAACTAGTATTAATTTAGATAATCAATTAGTAGTAGATTTACCTTGTGCTATAGAAAAAATAGATCCGTGGTGGAAAGATCATTATTGGGACGGAAGAACAGTTTTTGATGAATGTGTCACATCAGAAACAATAAATATAGATTTAGTTGCTCCTACATCTTGTATCCCAACAATTTATGAGGCATCTTCTTGGATTGATTTTAATCCAAATATTAAATTAAAAAATACAGATGAATCTATTTGGGAAGTTCAATATTCTGTTGATGAAAATTTTTATAATTCTCAAAGAATAGGATATATTGAATTTAAAATAGATATTCCCAATGAACCAGAAAAAGAAAAAAAAGAAAGATTTATAGTTCAACAAGAACCAGCCTTTGCTAAATTTTATGGAATGATTATAAAATCCGATATGGATTATCCAATAGAATATTATACTCAATCTTCTCCTGCAGCGTATTATCTGATTCGTTGGAGATACTTAATTGTTAGAGCAAGACCATCGTTAATTCCTGGCTTTGGTGGGAATTGCGACGATTTTTCTAAACCATATTACAACTACGGTTATACAAACTTAATTCCACCGTGGGAATCTTATTGTAATTGTAGAGATTTTATAGAATGCATCAATGATCCAGAAAAAACAATAGAGGAATGCATGTCTTCTACAGAAGATTGTGAATATTTTTATGCATATAATATAATGGAAAATAATAATAGAACTGATAATCAATTAAATTGGCCTCCTACTGGTAGGATTTATGGAGGTACAGAAGTAATATTTGGAACAAATGGATCAACTCTTGATGGTACAATAAAAATTAAAAATTTTGAGGGATTTGAATTAAAACCAATACCAAATAATATGGTTGTTGAATTAAATGAAAAAATATATTGTAATCATCAATTAACAGCTACCCCAAGTTTTGATGGACCTAATTATTTAAGTCAATATTGGTTTTCTATGCCAAATCCAATAGTTGGAAATTGTACAGAACCAAATTCTAATCCACTATTTCCTTTATTTTCTCCTATATAATATATTATGAATAACGCAGAATATAGAAAATGTTTATGTCCAGGTTGCGATTGTGGTGAAGACTGCAATGGCTTTTGGGGTACTCCAAACCAAGACAAGGCATATGAATGTTGCTGGAGTGTTGGTGACAAAGTAAAAATGACTCATGTCATTGAAACTAATTTTAGATTTAAAGGTGGAGGTATAGTACAAGGAAATGCTTGTTATAGGCAATCTTATTATTGTGGTAGAGTTTTGGAACAATCAAGTTCTGAAAAAATTGAAGTAGAATATGTTTGTATTGGAGCAAGAGGAAATGCACATTTAAATCCAAATTCTTATGCAGATCTTCCAGATTATATTAATGGAGTTGCATGGAAAGATGCGGGAGCGGGAGCAGATCCAAATGTAAGAGACGGCTGGAATGTTTCTCCGGTTGTTTATATTCCTGTTTCTCAATCACCAACGTCACAGACACCAGATGATAAATTACTAACTGCTAAAGAAGGAGATATATGGGAATACGGAGAGTATATAAGCAATCTTCAACATATATCTGGATGTTTTAATAATTGGCCTTATCAATATGAACAAATATATAATGGATTTGTTGCTGTAAAAGACAGTTCAACTAATGAATTATATTGGGAGCCGATTCCTATTCCTACTGATGAAATACCAAAAATAGAAACATCTAATAATTTTTGTTCTTGTATTGATTGTTTTTTAACACAAAAAAATGTTTCAAGATGCGGAGCATATAAAGGATTAGACTGTGATATAGATGAAAATGGAAATTATATAAATTGTGTAAAATTAAATGAGCCAATAGAAACTGAAGCATGTAATTGCGGTGATAATCCTAGCGATGTTCCTCCTATTGTTTGTGAAAATTTTAATTGTGAATATTGTTTAGATCCTGATAATTGTAATAGATTAAACAAATGCAATCCTGATTCTGATTGTTCATGTTTTATTCCTATTTACATAAAAGAACAAGATTTAAATGAAACAGATCATGGATATGAAGTAGATGAAGAAGGTTATATCTTAGATACTGATGGAAATAAAATACCTTCAGGTAAATATAGAGGCAGATATGAGCATTCAATATATCAAAGTGCAACTATTTTTGCATTAGATTTAACCAACACAGATATTCAATATTGTGAATATGGTGGTTATTTTATAGAAAAACAAGTAGGATCGCATTGGCAAAAATATGAACTTCAACCATTTTTAGTTTTATTTAATAGACCGATTTTAGAATGGGATTGTGATTGTAAAGATTCTGAAGATAATTATATTCTTCCAGATGGTGTAGGAGAGGGATATAGAAAAGAAGTTTATGGTGGATTTTCTTGGTATTTTTGGAATGGAAATTGCGAAGGAAAGTGTGATGATCTTTCTTGTTCATTAAAAAGCCCTGCACCTTGTGTTGCAGGTTGCGAATCAATTGTTAATGAATTTGAGGCAGGGATTGGAATAGTTCCATGCACAGATAGATTATATACTGAGTATGATGATGATGGAAAAGTAACTTTACAAACACAAGATGGTGTTGATTGGTTGCCCTTTTCTGGTGATAGGGCAGTTTTTTCTGGATTTAGTACAGCAGATTTTTTTAGATGTACAAATTGCGTAGAAGGAGTATCAAGTTGTGCTGGATTTAAATCATATTGCATAAAAAGAAGAAATGTTACTCCAGAAGGAACCGGGACCTGTCCGGGAGAATGTCAGGGATTTTACGGTGTAATGCAACAACCAACACCAATATTATGTGAAGGTAAAGAAGGAGATGTTCCTTTAAGTTGTAATTATGGATGTGCGGAACTTGCTTTATATTTGTGTGAAGATGATTCAGGCGGTTCAAAAATAGAAACTGTATGTGATATAGGACAAGCAAAATCACAATCTGGAGGATTAGGAGGACCAGGAGGAGGTGG